TGTGCCATGCGGGTCTTGGTCATGCCGGCTCTTGCTCTCTCGGCTTCGATATTGGGGAACATCATAGTTCGTCATCCTTTCGTTTTTTTGATTTTGAATGTTTACCCGTACTGGGTAACTTTCTGAATCTATAATAGCTCCATTCCGGGTAAAAGTCAAGTGGATTTCAAAAAAGTTTTATCCAAACCGGGTAAAAACTTCTTGATTATAATATGGGAGTGTGGTAAAATTGTTTTGAAAGGAGGGATTCGATGGACGGCGAAAAAATGCGGGAGCGTCTTGTCCGAGCGAGGGAATTTATCGGGTATAATAGAAAAGCGTTCGCGGATGCTCTTGGAATGTCTTACCGAACCGTGACGAATTATGAGAACGGTTCAAGAGAGCCGGGGCATGATTATCTTATAAAGGTCGCTGACTTCTGCGGTTGCACAACCGACTGGCTTCTTGGCTTGAGCGACGACCCTCGGAACAATGCCCCGCATGAAAGCGAGGAAGATCTTTTGAAGAAGCGGCTGCTCTTGGCTTGCGATGCCTTGAACAGTGCGGCGGTTGAAAAGGTCATTACATACGCAGAAGATCTCGCATATAATCCATACAATAGAAAACCCAGCAATGGCTGAGGGTCCCCCGGTGAAGCCAAAAAAGAAAAGAGAGGGCCGTCCGGGTGGACAGCTCTCCCTTTTTAATGCAGGAAAGGATGGGTATTGAACTCATGGCAAAAAATAAAAAAGCCGGCTTTGAGCCGGATATGCAGGATGCTGTGATCTATACTCGGTACTCGTCCCATAACCAGCGGGACTGTTCCATCGAGCAGCAGGTGGCGGACTGCGAGATTTTTGCCCGGCAGAATAATCTCCGGGTGGTGAAGGTCTACGCCGATCGGCATCTGTCTGGAACTACCGATAACCGCCCCCAGTTCCAGCAAATGCTGAAGGATGCCTCCCATGGCCACTGGGCTTATGTGATCTGCTGGAAGATCGATCGCTTTGCCCGGAACCGCTACGATTCGGCCACATACAAGTTCCGGCTGAAAAAGGCCGGGGTGCGGGTCCTCTATGCAAAGGAGTCCATCCCGGACGGCCCGGAGGGGATTCTGCTGGAATCCGTGCTGGAGGGGTCTGCTGAATATTACAGCGCAGCCCTCGCTCAGAATATTCGCCGGGGCATGAAATACAACGCCGAGCAGTGCAAGGTGAACTCCGGCTCCATCCCTTTCGGGTACTGCAAGGGGCCGGATGGCCGCTTTGCCATCCATGAAGCAAACGCCGAGGTCGTGCGGGAGATCTTCCGAAAGGCTGCGGCGGGGATGCCCTTTGTGGACATCGCCAACGATCTGAACAGCCGGGGACTGAAAACCAGCCGGGGCGGGCGGTGGAACAAGGGCAGTTTCCGGCTGTTGATGAACGAGGCCTATATCGGGGTGTATCATTTCTCGGACACCCGCATCGAGGGCGGGATGCCCGCTCTCATCGATCAGGGCACCTTTTGGGCGGCGAATGAGCGGCTGAAAGCAAATAGCAGCGTCCGGGGCCGTCACCAAGACGGCGGGGACTACCTGCTGACCGGGAAGCTGAAGTGCGCCCACTGCGGGTCCTACATGATCGGCTTCTCCGGCACCGGGAAGAGCGGCGAACTGCATTACTACTACGGCTGCCAAAAGCGGCGGCGGGAGCGGGCTTGCAAAAAGGCCAACGTGCCCCGCGAGTGGATCGAGCGTGTGGTCGTGAAGGCCGCTCTGGACTACGTCCTCCGGCCTGACGTGATGGAGTGGATCGCGGATGCCGTGATGGAATATCAGGAGCGGGAGGCGGCCTCGGCGCAGCTTGCCGCCCTGACCGCCGAACTGGAGGAAAACCAAAAGGCCACCGACAATGTGATGAAGGCCATCGAAGCCGGAATCATCACATCGACCACAAAGCAGCGGCTTCTGGATCTGGAGGCCAAGGCCCAAGATCTGAAGCGGGCCATCGAACTGGAAAAGTTGAGCCACGTCCGGCTGGAGCGTGATCAGGTTCTCTTTTGGCTGGATCGCTTCCGGGGCGGCAGCTTGCAGAGCCAAGAGTTCCGGCGCAAGGTCATTGATGCCTTTGTGTCGGTGGTCTATCTGTCCGATGATCACCTGCGGATTGCTTTCAATTATTCGGGGGGTCCCAACGCCGAGGCCGACTTCGACCTCGTCATGGACGCGGAGACGGCGGCTGGCGAACTGTCCAAAAAGTTCGCACAAGGTCACGTCACCTCCACCAAATGTGAATCAGGCGAACCCCCCACGATCTACTTCGTGGGTGCGTTCTTCGTCCTGACCATGCCGCTCCCTGAGCGGTAAAGAAATAGGCACTCGGCCTTGATAGCCGGGTGCCTATTTCTTTTTGCCCTGCTGACAATATAAACAACATAGTGCGGTCAATAATTGTGCAGTATACACCTTGATAACCACGCGAGCGTATGGTAATATATAGCCACAGTAAAGGAAAGGTGGACAACAAAATGAAAATGATTAAGGTCGAGGAACTGCACAAGGAAGCCAACGGTAACAGCTACACCCGCAACACCTACACGGTCGGTCGTTATGAGGTTTGCATCGACGATGCCGCCTACGCAGACGGTCGCACTCGCCGCTCCATCTCCGTCACCGAACCGTATGAGAGCGGCTGCTATCTCCCGAAGATCTACTACAACGAGGACGTGTTCGGCGAGAAAACCCCGGACTTCTCCATCCAGACCACTTCCTATGGTGCGCTGAATTCCGAAGAATTTCAGAAGTTCATCGCGGATCAGAACGAGGCTCTGGAAGTCGTCGAAACCCTGAAAAAAGAGCTGCTGTAACAAGCACCCCGCCCCGAAAAGGCGGGGTTTATTTTTTGACAAAAAGACCATATACACGCCAGTATCTTTGTGCAGTCTAGCTCTTGTTTACCATGCGCGTGTATGGTAATATACAGACACAATAAAGGACGGGGGTAAATACAAAATGACCGCTAAATACTTTGCAAACTCTGCAAAATATCAGATCACGCTGAATCGTAAAGAGGCCGAGGCTCTCGCCTACTATGGCAGCTCCTACGACTACCTGATCACCGCTCTGAAGCTGTGGAGCGATGAGGCCGCTGAACTGAAGATCTTCGTCGATAACAAATTCACCGTCATGGCCGACCTGAACCGGGCACTGGCCGCCAGCAGGAATTAAGGAGGGCACCGCAATGAAGAACGTTCTGGTTGATATGCTGAAGGCTCAGGGCTTCACCGCCGCACAGTCCATGGAGTTCGCTTGTGAACACACGCTGCTCTCCAAGAAGTACGAGAAGCAGGTGCAGACCTGCTGGTACGGAGAGCATACCTCCACGCTGGAGGTCAAGTTGTTCGTCAATCTGGAGGCCGGGGTCTGCCGGGTGTGGTTCTACTCGGACGGTCGGCGGGATGCCTACAAGGAGCGGTGGTACTCCACTCTCGGCAAGCGCACCTATAACGCTATCGCCGAGACCGTCAAAAACGCAGGGTTTGAGATCTGAAGAACGAAAAGGCCCCCGGCATCGCTGCCGGGGGTTTTCTTATTCCTCTTGCTTCTTCTCTCCGGCCTCCGGCTCGATCAGGTCCTCGATCTGGCAGCCGAGAACCTTTGCCAGCTTGAGCAACTGGTAAACGTCACGGGGCACACGGAGGCGGCGGCACCATGACTCAATGGTCCGAAGCGGCACCCCGCTCTGCTTGGACAGGTCGGATCTGGTCATGCCCTTTTCAATCAGCTTTTTGTCGATGGGGGTCATGTTCTCGGTCATCGTCAGTTTTCTCATGCGGTGATCACTCCTTTTCAGGCTCTATTATACTGCGTGTGTATGGCTTTGTCAATTTGACGAAATAACCATACATACGCATTGTTATTTGTGCATTATACGCCTTGATAACCATGCGCGTGTATGGTAATATATAATCACAGAAAGGAAGGTAAGCAAAATGAAGGAATACAAAGGTCAGCGCATCGAGAACCTGTACGCATTTCTAAAGGGAACCAAGGAGGACGAGATCATCGTTCGGACCACTCGTGTGGCTGGCGGCTGGCACGACAACGAGTTCGACGCAAAGGCTGCGGGGTTTATGATCTCCCGCTTCACCAATAAGGAGATGGAGGCTCGGCATGAATTTTCTGAATGCTACCGCCTCACTCGTAAATAAAGGAGGGCCGAATTATGAAACGCTATAAGGTGTACGTCTACAACACGGTTGATAAGTTCTGGGACTGCTACGAGGTCCTTGCCGAGGACCCAGTGGATGCCCGGAACGTGGCAGTGCAGCGGTTGATCGATGAGACCGGGCACGGTCTGGATGTCTACGAAGTGACCGACGTGTGTGAGATCAAAGACTAAGGAGGACTGAACAATGAAAGAGACCATCACCTCTAAAGAGCTGGAAGAGGCAATGAACGCTGTTTTGAAGCAGGCCCGCAAGATGGAGAATTCCGATGATATGCAGGAGCATTTCTACGGCTTCGGGATGGAAAGTGCGTTGACCTCTCTTGCAATCTATCTCAACGCGTAACCCGCCTGATGATGGCCCCCGGTAAGGGCCGAAACCTCCCGGCAGCCAGCCGGGAAGGTCGCGGGAACCACCTGCATATCGTGAACGAAATTTTAGGAGGACTTAGAAATGTCTACTGTTTCCAATGCCATCATCGCCAGCTACAGTTCTTTCAACCAGCGTCGGTACGGCACTCCTTGGGTCTGCACCATGACCCCTGCCGGGAAGTACGATTTCTCGCAGCGGGTCGGCACCTACACCGGGGACGGCGATCAGGGCGAGGCCGGTGACCTTGTGGTCACGGAACCTGTCGAGGGTCAGGTCTACGGCTACGGCCAGAAGGACTACCGGGGCAATAACACCGAGAAGAAGTTCGCAAAGTGGACCGGCGAGAAGTTCGTTCCCTGCGACAAGATCGGTCGGGTAAAGGAGGGCTGAACCGTGAAGCTGCTGGATCTGTTGAACGTGATCGAGGACGACACCCCGATC